TTGTCAAACGCGTCCCGAAGAATTACAAATTTTTTTCGTAGAGGATAATCACGGTGATATTCTTTTTTCAAATAATCAGCACATATTTTTGTAACTTCGGAAGGAATATCTTTCACACTGTTTCCTTTGGTAAAACCAATAAATTTCAATGATGGCAGCCGATCATATTGAATAGATTTTCCATACAAAGATGTAGTAATTATTCCCAACAAACTATCGTCGTATTTTTCTCTGTAATATGTCATTATTTCTAAACTGAATGCAAGAGATGCCATCAACTTACCGCCGTTGAAATTATATCCAAATGGTTGAAGTGGAACACATGTACTAATATTCATAATGTTGTTTAATTTTGTTTCTTTGTCTTGAAATGACCAACCAATATGTCGATCGCGTTCTCCTAAATTATACACATCGCTACTTAAACTGATAATTCCCAAGTATTTTTCAGAAGTCAAATCTTTCACTAAAATATGAAACTGACGACCAATGAGTTTTGCCGTGTCTGGTTTTTTTAAACTAGAAACATTACGTCTGTAATAATTCCAAATATCTCGTTGGTCCTTATTTTGAACAAATTCTAGATGCACCTTTATGGCTTGCACACTTTGAATGTCACAACCATGATACCCAAATGTTAAATCATTATAATAATCTTTGATGTGAAAGAATCGTTCGTGACGCATTGGCTTAACAGTTGTGTTTTGACATAAACTGATAATTTGTTCCACAATTGACTGACTGCCATTGCAAAGGTGTAAAATACGAAACTTATAAACAGACAACAGCTGGTCAAAGAAATCGGTCACGGGCATGACATTCTTCATCAAATTGCACGTTTTACAACATGGTGTTACATTTTCAAAAATATATCCGATGGTAGAGTCAATTCGGTCAATACCTCGAGCACCGTTATTTCCAATTGAATTATTTTTACAATAAGTGCATGGTTGAGAAATAATATAATTATATTTTGGTTCGGTTAATTCGCAGTGAATTTTACGAGATTTTGTATCTGCAATAAACCGATTATATGTGGCATTTTGAGAAAATTGAAATAAATGCGTATAATCTGAGTTTGGAATTTCATCAATGCGTCCATTTGCCGACAATAAATATTGGACAATTTCTAAAAAGTTACTCACTGAATACGAGCCTTTTAATATATTGCAATATTTGCAACATGAAACGCAATTATCTTCGGTATACTCTTTGGATGAATCTACGCGGTCAATTCCATTGAATACAACCAACATGTCGCAGTAAGCACATTTAGACTGAAATAAGTTCCTTGCACATTCGTCACTTAAATTCCATGTTTTACCTCTTCGGTGTGCAGATTTTTTATATTCGGTTATTTTTCGTACTAATGTACCTTCTTCACTGCGTGGATTGCGATTGTGTTCGTTTTTACAATATGTATTATAACATTCTAAACATTTATCATTTGTAATAGCATTTGAATCACATGATTTATTACAAGTAACACACAATTTTGTTTCTGTGTGACTAGAATTGTAATCTAATGCAGTTGAACGTTTAGTTTGATTGAGTTTATTTTCATTTGCCTGTTCTTTGTCTCGACATTCTCTGCATGCTTTGGTAGTTTCATCAATAGTTTCAAAACAACCACGAATCCAATTTTTGCAGACGTATTGCCCCGAATCAGTTAATTCTTTCCATCGTTTATAAGTTTGGTGATTTTTACAATATGTGTCATTATTAAGAGACTGATAAGGACATGGAGTCTTTTTTTGAGTAAAACCTTGACATTTTATAACCACTTTAATTTTTTTATCTTTTTCGCGGTTGATTGTTCCCCGGGTTTTGCATTTATCGCATTGTTTTATTTCTTCATTTTCTGGTTTGAACATATTTTTGCAACCAGAACATTTGTGCAAATATGGAACATCTTCCGCGGTAAAAATCCCATCATATATTGAGTGGCGTTTGCAAAATATACAATCTTTCGATACAGTTTTCCATGGACAAGCTTCTCCCTTTTGATTTGGCCAAATGCACATGATTTTTTCAGATTTCTTTGCACTTTTACTCATCTTATTGATGGCAATTAATTGTAATATTGCAAATCATTTTTTTATTTATTATTTTACGAAAAAAATCAAATAATATTTAACAGCAATCGTCTTATAATCATCACTTTTATGCTTCATATAATAACATTACTATTATAAATAGCACTCATAATTTGTGCGGATTTAAATCTTCAAAGGTGTATAATGATTTTTGGTGGAATATTTTTCGTTTTTTTACACGTCTCATATAAAATATTTTTAAATGAGAAAATAAGACACGATTGTGTCAGTAAATAAGTATATACACAATAATGCATTTCGCATTATGCTTAGTTGGAGTAGGCTAAACCACCCATGCCACTCATAATTCTCAGCACGTTGTAGTTGGTAGCATACACACGCACCTTGGCAGTTTTAGTGCCTTCCACTGTGGCATTCGACAGGACAAGCTGCAGAGTAGCGTTGTCGATACGCGAGAAGTTGCACGTGCCGCTCGGCTGGTATTCCTCAGGGCGCAGGGCAAAGGCGTACACGTTGATGCCCTCATCGGGAGAACGCGTGTGGGCCTGGTAGGGCTGCACCCACGAGAAGTAGGTGCCCTCACGCTCGGAGAAGCGGTCCTGGCCGTTGAGCTGCAGCTTGGCAGTGACCACAGGGTTGAGTCCCCAGCAGTGCATGTCCAGAGAGGTCTCTGTGAGCACAAATGTGCCAGCGTCAGACACAGACGAGCCGTCAAGACTGGACTGGTTGGCGAGGGCGGCAAGGGTAGCCATGGTCTGAGAATCCAGGCCGGAAGTGGCCAGGTCGGCGGGGACGTGACCGACACCACCAAATTGGGGCTCGTTCGCGGCATTCTCGGGGCTAGACCAGTAGCCGGTCTGGCCAGGCTGCAGAGAGTAGTCCAGAGCACCGGCATCGTTGAACAGACCCTGCTGGTCGATGTACTCGTTCTTGCCGGCAACCGCCTGGGGTCCGCCAAACGCGTGGATAGCGTTGGGAAGAGCGTCAAGGGCATCGGTGTAGTTAAAGGGCTGGGCGCCCAGCACCTTGAAGAGCATGCTGTCGCACACCAGGGACGAGCAGTAATCAACGTTCTGATCGGCCTGCACAACCCAGATGAGCTCCTTAACGGGGTGGTTAAAGTTCAACTTGATCTTGTTGGACGAAGACCCCACAGACTCGTCGCCCGTGAACTGCAGCTGCGAGATGAGGTACTCGTGGGGCTGCTGAGCGAAGCGTCTGCGCTCGTCCGTGTCCAGGAACACATAGTCGACGTACAGAGACGCGGCGACCAGAGACTGGTTGTAGGCAATGGCGGCGGGGACAGGTGTGCCAGCCTTGAAGTTGGTTGTGGTGCCGTTGGTCGTGGTGGAGCAACTGAGCGTGGTGACGGCCCACAGGCACTCGTCGATGGGGCGAATGTCCAGGTTAATTTTGACTTCGTGATACTGCACTTCACGAAATACCCTACCTTTCGGTATATTTACGGTTTATTGTTGACTGTATCATCCATACAGTAGGCGTTAATTATCGCCTTTAACCAGGGAATAGACTATATCTTAAGTTATCATCTGTGTGGATTAAACACATCAAACCCAATACCATTTAGTCGTTGAACCTTATTCATAGCCTTATCATAACGGCCTTAGAATCTTGGCTGCGGATTGTCGATTTCAATGCAACTTTTGTCATGGTTGCATATCATACGGGGCATTTTTACCATACCTGAGTGCTTTTTTCTCAGCCACTGTAAACTTTCATTCACAGCTTGGTAGCCCAAAAATTGATTGTATTTAGTATTATTATATTACCACTAATTGCACTTAATACGTTTTCAATTTTTTTTACGTCTTTACGAGTTCCCCGAACAATTTGGAATTGTCGCATCTTGTGTAAACCAATCCAATCATTTAAGATTTGGACCAGCTTAGCAACAAGACACTAGCATCTGGGGAGAAGAACCAAAAAGGTTCTCCTTCTGAGCCCCGAACAAATTTTCCCTAAAATAGTTCTCAGATATTTCAGGTTGGATACTTTTCTGCCCTGCAGGTGTTAAGGCAATAAGAGGAAGGGCCAGACCAGGGTTGGTGCAAAACCAAAACTGGAGGGGCACGTACAGGGTGGTCTCGGGAAGAGCATTGCGGGGAGCGCACACCTGGCGGGGCGCAAGGGAGTCGCAAGGGCCATCCACCTCGGCGAAAGAGGGGTCGGTGATGAAGGTCAGCTGTGTGGTGTTGCCAATCATCTTGAAGTAGCCACGCTCCTGCTCGGAGGTCATGGTAAGCTGATTCCAGATATGCATCCAGTCACCATACTGGCGGTCAATGCGCTGGCCGCCAATCTCCACCTCCACCTGAGCGATGAGCTGCTCACCGGGAAAGTCCAGCCAGCGAGCATAGACACCGTTGCCCCTGCCAGCGGCGACGGACGCGACACCCATAAGCTGGTTAATCTCGGGGAGAGTCACCTGCAGGTATGTGCGGTAAGCAAGATCGCCGTTGCGGCTGATGGTGCACTGCACACGACGGCCGAAATCAGCCTGACCGTTGAATGTCTGCTCAATCGACTCAATCGCAAAGTTGGTGTATCTGCGATACGTCACCTTCCAAAAGGTAATCTGGGGGTTGCTGGTGAGGTAAACGTCCTGGGCGCCATAGGCGACAATCTGCAAAAGTGCTCCAGCCATGGTTATATTATCTTCCTTAAATATGATATAAATACAAAAAAATAATACAAAAATGACCCCCCTAGATAATTCATGCATTTTGAAAAAAATGCAACCAAAATACACAAAGTATCTAGGGGGGCAAAAAAAGAAATAATATATAAAAATACAAGGGATCGACATGATAATTTATGTGGGTATTTTTTTTTATTTTTTTTGTAAAGTTAAAATAAGTGGATACAAAAAGAATGGCAACCAATTCAAACAAGGAAACCGATGCAGCATTTAATAGTCTGCAAGAGAGAAATAGCCAAACGTTGGCCAACATTCAAAGTTTGCAAGAGAGCGAGCAGGACTTGTATCAAAAATTAAACGACAATACTATCTCGACGGAGCAGCGAACTCGGATTGTAATGAAAATCAACGAAATCTCGCAGATGCGGCTAAATTTGTATGAAACATTAAAGGATATTTACGAGAATTACGGAACGAATGTTACCAACGCGGCGACGCTGAGCAAGCAGCAATTGATGGCGGTGAAAATAGTTGAACAACAGCTGAACGAGTCCAAGGTTCGCATGAATGCCTTGGACTTAAAAAAAAACAATGCGCTGAGAATGGTGGAAATCAACACGTATTATGGCAAACAGTACAATGCTCAGGCGCGCATCATGAAAACAATTGCGATTGGCTGCATTCCGATTGCTCTTGCGTCGTTGCTGGCAAATAAAGGAATATTGTCGGAAAAAATATACGCATTTGTTGTGGCGATTATTTTGGTGGTGATGATTCTCATGGTGACACGTCAATGGATGGACATGCGAAATAGAGACGATATGAACTACGATGAATACGATTTGTATTTTAACGCATCGACCGCACCAACTTTAACGGCTGCAACAGATTCGGGTACGGGAGATGACGAAGTATGGGCGAGCGAACCGGCGGAAACTTGCATGGGGGCGGCGTGTTGCTACGACGGAAGCAGGTTTGACGAAGGATTAAATGTGTGCGTAGCTAATAGCTAATTACACCGACCGAAAAGCACTACATAATAAATGGGGCAAAATTATTCTAAAAAAAATAAAAATCATCAGTCATTTTTATTTCTTGATTTGTTAAATCAAATTAGTGGTGTAAAAGCACATTTTTCATGAAATCAAAGTAAAATTAAAGTACTTATTTAGTTTAATTGTATTTCGAAAAAAAAATATACAAAAAATGATTTATATTTTTTATTTTGCCCACCTCAATAGTAAAAGATGAACGATTGTGATACTAATACCAACACGGATAAAACGGTGAAGATATCGCAGCATACCGCAAACATTGAAATGAAGAGTTCAACCATAAACATGCAAACAAAATTGAAAACGTCGAATAAAAAGGATGAATATACTAAACGACAAATATGTATGTTGGCGATTGCAAGTGTATTGGGTGTGTGTATTGTGGGTGCAAGTATTTCCTTGATGGTCTTTGATATTTTGGCTCTTGGTAATCATTTTCAAAATGTCCGTATTAATTTTGGGGTGTGGTATTTTGTATTGGCATCCATGTGTTGGTGTATTCTTTCATTTGTAAGAGGCATTTTGGACGATATAATTACCATCAAGTCGGTCATGATTGATGTTGGATTGATGGTGTGGGGGTCTATCGAATTATGGAAAGCAGATGTGGTAATTCGACAGACGGCTATTTATAGAATGGCACTTATTCATGTGTTGTTAAACTACACAATATACGCAGGAGTAGTTTGTCTATTTTGCATTGGATTGTATGTTGCTTAGAGTAGTATTTCCCACAGCTAAAAATAAATATTTTGTTTTTTATTGTCAATAATAAAAAAATGAATTAAAATTTGTTAGAGTTCCATTATAATAAAATCTAACAAGCAATGATTGTTGGCAATACCGCGAATGCAAACACGAATACCATCACGTCGCTTTTTATCTCGGGCATTCACCCCGGCACAAGCGAGCAATATATTTACAGCATCTTTTCCAAGCTGGGAAAAATACATAAAATCAATTATAATCCCAACAACAAGACGGCACATGTGCATATCCATCACTGGTACGACAGAAATCCAAAGATTGAAACCCTGATGAGTCGCATCAAGAGCGGTGAAACTGTACCAATTGTGTACAACGTGATTGATTACTGGACGGTAAAGCTATATCAGCCGAATTTTAAAAATAACGTGGCCACCATGCAAGACTTGCATACTTTTGCGGAAAAGCATGGGTTTCAAATCAACCCATCAACTTAAACGGTAAAAAATAAAAAAATGTATATTGTTGTTTTTTACATTTCCCCAACAAAATCCATAATGGCAGGATATAGCGGGGCAATTACCGCGGCGCATTCCCTTGCAATCATCCGGTGCTCCTTTTGTGTTCCTCAATGTTCCGTTCATGTACAAACGAGACATGGTGATTCCCTCGGGCAGCACGGCGCGTGCCTGCTCCTTGGCGATGCCATTCGACACTGCCCAATCGTACGTGTTCTGGCACTGGTCGGCCACCTTTTTCTGCTCGTCAATCCATTGCTGCTGTAACGGATCGTTGTGTTTATCCCCTAGTTCAATCGAATTTTGACGATTATTTTTGTCCTGTAGGCGCGCGTCCTTGTACTCGATACCCAGGGCGGTGGGATCGGCGTACCGCTGCGAAAACTCTTGGAATGAAAAAGAGCGGTGGCGCAGAATCTGGCGGCCAATGTCGCGGGTGGTATTAATCTCCAAGCAGATAGACACCATCTCAAATGGCGACCAGTGATGGTTCTTCATCAGATACCTCGCCAGCTTTTGGTTTGTGGCAGTGTTCATCTGATTACTGGGGTTAGAAACACGAGCACAATAGCACACGGATTCCTCGAGGTTTTCGCCGTCCTTGCCCTGAGAATAATTGACCAATTTGACCGACATTCTTTTTTTGGTTTACTAATAGTATATGAAAGATTTATTTATGTTGTTTTTGTTGAAAATACGCAGGACGTTCTTGTTTTTTCTATTCAGCATTTTGTGATATTACACATTTCAAACGCAAATTTTAAAGTGTCCGATGATGTGGTAATTCCATACATAAAAATCACACGAATCCGCCCCGATTTTATACACAATTACCACATCATCGGACAATGATTTTGTGTGATGATTTCCGAATATTGTCTTTATTTTTCAAACCAACAATATTTGACCGCAGATATTATATAATCGTCACTTTATATACGATTACGCAACAAACTAAATATATATATATATTTCCTTAATATTCCTCTTTGTTTAGCTCAGTGGAAGAGCGATGGACTGTAAATCCACCGGTCGCTGGTTCAATCCCAGCAACAGAGATATTATTTTTTATTTGATTTGCATGACCAATAAACAAAAAAACAATATAAATAATAATACTAAATAACAAGAAAGTATGGCAGGAGGTTTACTTAATTTAGTATCAACCGGTCAGGAAAATATCATCTTGAATGGAAACCCCAAAAAAACCTTTTTTACTACAACCTTTTCCGAGTACACCAATTTTGGGATGCAAAAGTTTCGCGTAGATTACGAAGGGTCCAAAACACTTCGCATGTCGGAAGAATCTACTTTTATGTTTAAAATTCCCCGCTACGCCGAACTGCTCATGGACACGTACATCTCGGTAAATATGCCAGACATTTGGAGTCCTATTTTTCCGCCGCAACCAACCGACGATAACTCGGGCAAGTGGGCGCCCTACGAATTCCGCTGGATTCAAAATCTGGGGGCGAAAATGATAAAAAAAATATCCATCGTGGGTGGAAACTATACCCTGCAGGAATACTCGGGCGACTATCTGTTAGCCGAGGTCCAGCGGGATTTTTCCAACACCAAGCGCGACCTGTTTGATGAAATGACGGGCAACACGTGCGAGCTCAACGACCCAGCCAACTGCCAAGGTCGCACCGACATGTATCCCAATGCATTTTACACGAGCAACGCGGCCGGGGCCGAGCCGTCGATTCATGGCCGCACGCTCTACATTCCGCTCAACAACTGGTTTAGTTTAAAATCTCAAATGGCATTTCCGCTGGTATCGCTGCAGTACAACGAACTGCAAATGTACATAACGTTTCGACCCGTGAATGAAATCTTTCAAATTCGCGACGTGATGGACCAGAAAAATGATTTCCCCTACATTGCCCCCAATTTCAACACGTACTACATGCAGTTTCACCGTTTTTTGCAGTCGCCCCCCGATGTGGAACTTGGCATCAATTCGTATAGCGACACGCGAACGCTGTGGAATGCCGACATTCACTTGAACTGCACCTATGGTTTTTTGTCCAACGACGAGCAGGAAATCTTTGCGAAAAAGGAGCAGAAATACTTGATTAAACAAATCCACGAATCGGTGTTTCATAACGTTACAGGGGCAAACCGCGTAGAGTTAGAATCACGCGACATGGTGTCGAGTTATTTATTTTATCTGCAGCGAAGCGATGCCAATTTGCGCAACGAGTGGTCGAATTACACCAACTGGCCATATAATTTTCTGCCGCACAACGTGGTGGCAGCACCCAACACCAGTTCCATCGCAATTAACGGGGGCACAACTGTCGTGACGGGAATCGGCCCGGGTGTGGAGCCGGATGGTACGCCAACAGGACTCATGATAACTGGGGTGTTGGCGCCAGACAACGTAAAAGACATTTTGGTAGATATGGGAATTCTGCTGGATGGCGAGTACCGCGAGAACCTGCAGGCGGCGGGCGTGTTTAATTACGTTGAAAAATACACGCGAACGCCTGGAAATGCTCCGGATGGATTGTATAGTTATAATTTTTGCCTAAACACGTCGCCGTATGATTTGCAGCCATCGGGAGCGATTAACATGACTCGGTTCAACTCGATTGAATTCGAGTTTAATACAATCATCCCAGCATTAGATCCGCTAGCGCAAAGCATGAATATTTGCGACCCTGCAACAGGGCTTGTGATTGGGGTGAATAAGCCAACGTGGCGGATTTACGATTATAATTTTGACATGCGCGTATTTGAAGAGCGGTTCAACGTGGTACATTTTGCGGGCGGAAACGTTGGTATGGCATATCAGTTGTAGTCTTATTGCGGCTTTTTCGCCTTATTGCGGCTTTTTCGCCTTATTGCTTATCTAAATGCTCCATGGTAATGTTTAAATTATTTTTGGACGATTGCAACGTATTGAGTGCGTCTAAACCAGTCAGCAATTCTTTCCCCCCGTCTAATTTGAGTTGCAAGCACTGCTGCACCATCAACATGCCAATGTATTCGTCCAAATTAATCAACGTAGTTTCGTATTCTTTTCTATATTTAGCAATGAGTAGGGTATCTTGCAGTTCCACCGTTTTCGCCTTGATTTCATCGGCATAGCCAGCAGCCAACCCAGCTTCTCCTCCGCCAGCTTGTTTGGTGGTTGATGAGGAAGCGCTTGTCAGTCCTTCTTTTTTGCTGCCAAGCATGGATGCGATAAAAATGACAAAAAATACTGCGATGATTAGTACGATAAAATCATTGTTTAGTTTCATCCTTGTTTGTTATCTATAATTATTTTATTTGGTAAAAATAATTTAATATTTTGCAGTTTGTTAGGTTGAATGCAATCCATTCAGTATTTTGAATGCTTGGTATTCTTCGTTCAAATAACAAAGGTCGTTTTGCATC